CAAGTAAACAACAATAAGATGAACAAAGACAAACTAAACGAATTGTACAAGAAAAACGGATTGACTTCTGACGATGTATTCAAGCATAAATTCTATACAATTATCTCAAGATCTGGAATAGATAAAATACAGGCAAACAACAACATTGAGATTGATTACCAACTACTGCACAACTCAGGAGATAACAAATGTATTATCATTAAGGCAACTGCAAAGAGTGGCGATAAGGTAATTCAAACATTTGGCGAATCAGCTCCAAACAACACATCAAATGCTTATCCTGTTGCAATGGCTGAGAAGCGTGCAATGAGTAGAGCACATCTATCAATCGATACGGTAATCAGCTCTTATATCGCGGCTATGAAAACAATCAGCCCGTTATGCAAAAGATCAAATACGAACCAACACTTTACGTCAAGTCTCAAAAGCCTGAGACTGGTATTACTAGTCTTGATGGTGTGGTAATTGAACCACGTCTGTTTGATACTATGCGTAATGCCCGTGACTTTGTAAAGACTTATGAAGACGTAGATAGTTTTAATATCTATGGTTCCACAAACTATGTTAACTCATATATTGCTGAAACTTGGCAAGATGATGTAGAGTTTGACCGTGATCGTATCAATATTACTTCAATTGATATCGAAGTTCAATCTGATAACGGGTTTCCAGAACCTGATCAAGCTGCACAGCCTATTATCTCTATTGCTTGTAAAAACAATATTGACAATATCTATTTTGTCTGGGGTTTTGGCGATTATGATATTTCAAAATCTATCATGCAAGATTGTGAAGTTGTCTATCGTAAGATGGATAATGAAATACATTTGCTATCTGAATTTCTTAAATGGTGGAACTCACCAGCTCACTGTCCAGACGTAATCACTGGCTGGAACGTACGTGGCTTTGATGTTCCATACATGGTCAATCGTATTACTAAGATTCTTGGTGAAGGACAAGCTAATCGCCTTTCGCCTTGGGATCATGTCAATGAACGTACTATGAAGTTCAAAGGTCGTGATCTTACTACTTATGAATTATATGGTATTGTCACACTTGACTATATGGATATGTTCAAAAAGTTTGGTTATGCGTATGGCCCACAAGAATCGTATTCGCTTAATCACATCTCACACGTAGTCTTAGGTGAAAACAAACTGTCTTATGAAGAACACTCTTCTTTGCATGGTTTGTATAAAGCTGACTTTCAAAAGTTCATAGACTACAATATCAAAGATGTTGAGTTGGTTGATCGCTTAGAAGATAAGATGGGTCTTATTACTTTGGTAATGACCATTGCTTATAAAGCTGGTATTAACTATATGGATGCATTTGGTACTACATCGATGTGGGATACTATTATCTATCGTACTCTTGCTAAAAAGAATGTATTTCCAAATATCCAAAAGATTCCTGGTAATATTGACTATGTAAAAGCTGGTAGTGTAGAAGGTTCTGTTACTCATGACACAACCAATGGAATACGCAATGGTGAAAAGAAAGATGCAGGTTTTGCTGGCGGTTATGTTAAAGCACCACAAGTTGGTTTGCATGATTGGGTAGTATCATTTGACTTAAATTCACTATATCCTAATCTAATTGTTCAATGGAACATGTCTCCTGAAACTATTATTTCTGGTACCACACTTGGTGTGACACCTGATACTTGTCTTGGTGGATACAATACTGAAAACCCAGACAAATCTACATCTATGGCTGCCAATGGTGTTCACTTTAAGAAAGATACCGTTGGTGTTCTACCTTCTTTGATTATCGATTATTATGCTGAACGTCGTATCATTAAAGATAAAATGCTTGCTGCCCAACAAGAACGTCAGGGTATTGATCCTAGTCAAAAACAAGAAATCTATCGTATTGAACGTGACATGAATCGATTTGAAAATCAGCAAATGGCTATTAAGATTATGATGAATAGTCTATATGGCGCACTTGGTAACAAATGGTTTCGTTACAATGATATCTCTATGGCTGAAGCTATTACGTTATCAGGTCAAATGGCTATTCGTTGGGCTGAAAAGACAGTCAATAAACATATGAACAATCTACTTGGAACTGACAAAGACTATGTTATTGCAATCGATACTGATTCATTATATGTTAACTTTGGTCCATTAGTCAAAAAACTAAATCCAAAAGATCCAGTTGCTTTTCTTGATAAGATTTGCTCTGAAAACTTTGAAGCTGTTATCAAAAAGTCTTATGCTAAAATGTTTGATCAAATGGACTGTGCTCGTCCTCGTATGGAAATGGGCCGTGAGGTTATTGCTGATGTCGGTATCTGGACTGCTAAAAAGCGTTACATTCTAAATGTTCACAACAACGAAGGTGTAGCTTATGCTCAACCTAAGCTTAAGATTATGGGTATTGAAGCAATTAAATCCTCAACTCCGTCTCAGTGTCGTGATGCTCTTAAAGCTCTTTTCAAAGTCATTGTAACTGGTTCTGAAACTAAAACACAAGATGCTATTCGCCAGTTTAAACAACACTTCTTTAGTCTACCAGCTCATGAAGTCGCATTCCCTCGTGGTGTAAGTGATATTGATAAATGGACACGTAAGTCAGGTTATGCTAAAGGTACACCTATTCATGTTCGTGGTGCTATTCTTCATAATCAAGCTATCAAAGATAAGTCTCTTACAAGCAAGTATGAACCTGTCAGAAATGGTGATAAGGTTAAGTTCTGTTATCTTAAGAAGCCAAACCCAATAAAAGAAAACGTTATCTCTTTTGTTGACTTCTTACCACCTGAGTTACAGCTTGACAAGTTCATTGATTATGAGTTACAGTTTCAAAAGACCTTTCTAGATCCAATTGAACCTATTCTTACATCTATTGGCTGGTCGCAAGAAGAACAAGCTACATTGGAGGCATTCTTTGGTTAAGCAAACAATAAAAGAAAAGATCCGTCAAAGACGATCTCAGATGCTAGTTCATTCATATATCTACTATGAGAAGGATGATAATGTTGTTGATGACTTTACTTGGCAAAAATGGGCTGATGAGTTAAGAGATCTACAGAATAATCATCCGGATGAATGCAATATAGGATTCTATGATAAAGAGTTTAAAGATTGGACTGGAGCTGGTGGTTCTCACTTACCACTAAGAGATCCAAAAGTAATGGATAAAGCAGAAAAAATAATCCTTTACAATCAAGCAAAAGTGTGATATAATATACTATAAGAATGGAGAAAGATATGAGTAAAGACTGGGCTAAAGATATTGAGGATATGCATACTAAGTATGGTGTTGATCAATGGATGGGCATGAAATTAATGAATGTAGAAACTGAAACTCTTCGTAAGTTTCTTGAATTCCGTATTAACTTCTTAGAAGAAGAATTAAATGAAACGCGAGATGCAGTGTTTAATAATGATCCTGAAGAGATTGTTGATGGTCTTATTGATCTATGCGTTGTTGCAATTGGTACATTGGATGCGTTTGGTGTTGATGCCCATAAAGCTTGGGATGAAGTACTAAAAGCTAATATGAATAAACAAGTTGGTGAAAAAGCTGAAAGACCTAATCCATTAGGTTTACCTGATTTGGTAAAACCTGAAGGCTGGACATCACCAAGTCATAAAGGTAATCATGGTTGTCTCGACTACACTTTTTAAAAGTATCTATGATAACAAAACTGATACTAGACTAGTATTCAAAAACTTTGATGCTTTTGAAGAGTCATTGTATCAATTATCAAAGAGACCTATTGCATCTAAGAAAGATGCTCCATTGATGTCACCTGCAGTCTATATGCCAGAAACCACTCGTGCAAATGCAAATGTTATTGAGTGGGCTGGCTGGGCTGCAGTTGACGTTGATGAACATAAATTCGAAGGAGACTTACAAAATGAACTTGCCACTTTATACGGTAATTGGTATTACGTTTGTTATAGTACTGCTAGCTCTACCAGCGATCATCCGAAGTTTAGACTTGTCTTCCCTCTTAAAGGAAGAGTTGGAAAAGGTAGAATTAAGAAATTTTGGTACGCTCTCAACACGCTCCTTGACTCAATTGGAGATAGACAAACTAAAGATCTTTCAAGAATGTATTACGTCCCAGGCCAGTATGCTGATGCACACAACTTTATATTCAGTAATACTAACGGCTCTTATTTGGATCCTGATGTCTTAATTGATAAGTATCCATTGCAAGAAAAGAAACAAGGGGCAACATTCTTTGATCGCTTACCTGAAGAAATACAAAATCAGATTGTTGAGCATCGTAAAAACTCAGCAGATAAAGCAGATATTAATTGGACATCATATCATGATTGTCCATTTGTAAATAGAAAGTTAGTGGCAGAATATAAGACCATTAACGAAACGGGATGGTATCATGGTCTATATCGTATTATGGTATCTATTGCTGGTAATGCAGTAAGTAATAACTATCCAATTACTTCTTACCAGATCGCAGAGCTCTGTAAAGAGATTGATAATGAAACAGGCCAGTGGTATGACTCACGGCCGCTTGAAAAGGAGGCAGACCGAGCAATCGAGTTTGTATATAAAAATGCTTAATTTAAAACCACACTTTACTGGTGCACGATTTGTGGACCATGATACTATTGAAAGACGTACTCACTGGCAAGCTAGTGGTATTATTGAAAACAAACCTGAATGGGATACTCGTACTAATGAAACGATCTACAAGCAGACTTACAACTCTATGGCGTGTGAGATTGGAGTTGCGAATGCTTTACCAAATGGTATGCTAAATGAAACTAAGTTTAATCATAAAGATCGAAGCACATATGCTTGGGATGTCAAACAAGGTAATACCAACTTTGAAATCAAATGGATGAGTTTAGAGTCTGATTGGTGGTCATTCAATCCACATGTAGTTGATAAGATAATTCGCAACTATGATGCTGGATATCCTGATTATATTATTGTTGCTACTAATGTATTAAGTGGTACTGGGTTTGCTGTCTATCCAAGACTATTAATTAATCCAGCTTCTTTTAGAGAGTATGTAACTAAGTCTAAATTTTCAAACTATAAGTCACATTACTATAATCATAAAATGGCTGAGTACGATGGTGAGTGCCAAGTATATAACGAAGGGATCATAAAAGAATTGAAAAAAAGTGAAAATAGTCCTTTACAATGTGCATAAACTGTGTTATAATATACTTATAAAATGATAAAAGGAAGGAAACCAAATGTCATACTCTTTTAATACAGCCACCGATGCGCCAGCTCGCCACGGTAATGTTAACAAATCACCTAAGTCTTCTGGTGACTGGTCTTCTCGTACACGCCAGTCGTTTCCAAGAGACTATGGTTTTAAATCAAAAAGGTATGGTACTGAAGTATATGTACCTAGTAAAGCTACTTTAGCAATATGGAGTAAAAATGAAATTCGATAAAGAAAAACCACCTATGGCTTTGATCCCACCTGAAGCACTTTATGATATTGCTAAAGTGTTTCGCTTTGGTGCTGAAAAGTATGGCTATAACAATTGGCGTGATGATGGTCATAACACTCAGGCCAATCGTACATACTCTTCTATTCAACGTCATTTGAATGCTTTTTGGGCAGGTGAAGATATTGATCCAGACTCTGGTCTATCTCACCTTGCCCATGCTACTACACAATTAATGATTTTAATGATACATATGCAAGAACATCCTGAAATGGATGATCGCTACAAATCAAAGGATAAAAAATGAGAATGTATACAGTTTCAGATATCCGTCAGTATTTCGTAGATGAATTACATGACGAAGCGTTTACCGAAGATCGAACCGGCCAGAAGACTATTGAGCTTCTCGGCGCTTCCTTCCTTGCCGATGAACCGGCGATCTTCGGTACTGTTAACAAAGACTATGTAGAAGCTGAATTGCAATGGTATAATTCATGCTCTACTAATGTAAACGATATCTATGATGATAGGGACCCACCAGCTGCTTGGAAGTACTCTTCAAATGAGCATGGCGAGATTAATTCTAATTATGGTCATCTTATCTATGATGATAAATTCTACAATCAATATGAACGAGTATTGTGGGAATTAGATGAAAATCGTGATACACGTAGAGCTTCAATGATTTACCAACGTCCTTCTATTTGGGCTGAGTATAATCAAAACGGTAAGAATGATTTTATTTGTACTAATGCAGTTACATACTATATTCGTAATGATGAGCTACAAGCTGTAGTTCAAATGAGATCTAATGATGTTGTCTTTGGTTATAAGAATGATTTTGCTTGGCAACAAAATGTATTAGAGTCTCTATCACAAGACCTTAATATTGAACCAGGCTTTATTCAATGGCAAGTACAAAATATGCATGTTTATGAAAGGCATTTTGATCTTGTCAAATAAATGGGATATTCGCTATATGGAGCTAGCACGTCAGATCTCTACATGGTCTAAAGATCCATCTAAAAAGATTGGAGCTGTAGTCATTGGTGAGACTGGTCAAGTACTAGCTCAAGGTTACAATGGATTCCCACGTGGTGTAAAAGATACAGAGGAGAGATATAACCATCGAGAAACTAAGTATAACTATATAGTACACGCTGAAATGAATGCCATCTTTAATGCAAGTTGGAATGGTGTTTCACTTAAAGGGTCTACAATATACATTTATGGTTTACCTTGTTGCCATGAATGCGCAAAAGGCGTTATTCAAACAGGTATAACTAGAGTTGTAATGTGTTATCCAGAAATGGTACCACATTGGGAAAACTCTACTTCGATATCCTCATCTATGTTCGATGAGGCTAATGTGAGCTACTCTGACCTCCCAGTCAAATCACTCACTCAAATAAACTGATATAACAGGAGAAAGTTATGGAAAAAATTAAAGTCGGAATTGTTGGAATCGGCAACTGTGCTAAATCATTGGTTGAAGGTGTTCAATATTATAATGAAAACCCAGAAGATAAAGTGGGTTTGATGTATGAAGATATTGGTGGCTATCAGTCAGGCGATATGGAATTTGTAATTGGATTTGATGTTGATAGGCGTAAAGTAAATCGTCCATTAGCTGAAGCTCTAAGAGCAGATCCTAATTGCGCTATGGACCATGTTGCATCAATTGATGATACTTCAAATGGATATGGTGCTATTAAACCAGGAGCAATGGTTCATTCAGGTCCTGAGTATGATGGTGTTGCACCTCATATGTTAGAATATCCTGAAGAAGTATCATTTAGAACTGGTGCACAGAGTCATATTTCTTTTGATGACATTGTAGATCTATTGGTTAAAGAACGTGTTGATGTTCTTATTAACTATCTACCAGTTGGATCTGAAAGAGCTTCAGAGTTCTATATGGATGCAGCAATTGCAGCCGGATGTCACTTTGTAAATTGTATTCCAACTCTTATTTCTACTAAAGAAACTAAGAAAATTGAACAAAAGTTTATTGATGCAGGTCTTACAATTGTAGGTTCTGATATGAGATCAGCTTGGGGTGCATCTCGTCTATCTGAAGTACTTCAAGGTGCAATGCTGGACTCTGGTCTACTAGTTACTCAGCATATTCAAACTAATATGGCTGCAGGATCTACTCAAGGGCAGGAACATATTCGTACAGGACGTACAGCAAATACAGACTTTTTGAATATGGCTAAACAAGAACGATTGAAGAACAAACATGTATCTAAAGAAAACGTGTTGAAAGGTCAAAACCATGTAAGGGATACATCCACTGCTGGTATGACTTTGTTTGCAGGTCCTTCGCTTACTGTACAGCAAAAGCCTGGTGGTGATTACATTGGTAGTGATCAAAAGATTGCTAACTTTGATATTGTTGCTTATGGTTTTGCTGGTGCACGTTATACTCTTACAGCTCGTATGGAAGTACAAGATTCTCCTAACTCAGGTGGTGTTGTAATTTCAGCTATTCGATTCTGTAAAGTAGCATCTGAAATGGGCGTTGTAGGTTACCTTCGTGGTCCTTCTGCTTGGACTCAGAAAACACCTCCACTTCAGTTAAAGACTGATGAAGCTAAATACGAATGCGATATGCTAGCTCAAAGAGAACTTACTGAACTGACTGAACCTCAGTTGTTTGATAATAAACCAAAGGCAGCTAATCTTGCTTATACATTCCAAGCAGGAGAAACTGATTATGCTTAAAAACTCTTTTGATATAGATGGTGTAATTAATATGGATAACTTCAATGGAGTTTATCCTGGCAAGGATGACATTATCATTACTGGTCGCTCTAAAGATGAGCGGCCAGAAACAGAAGCTATGCTTAAATCAAAAGGTATAACTAATAATGTATATTATAATCCTATACCATTTGATCAAAAGACAAGACTGAGTTCTGGCCGTCATAAAGGTCATACTCTTTTCTACCTAGAGCAGTCAGGTATGAGGTTTGGAATACATTATGAAGATGATCCAGTACAAGCTGAGGTTATCAAAAAAATGATGCCACATATTAATGTGGTTCTATTACAGCATGATTTAGTTGAGAAGGAGAATGTAAGACATTATTTTAAATCTAGTGAAACCGATCAAATGGAACTTGATTTGTTCTAATGGCTAACCTTGAACCATACATTGATAAGTCAGTAGCAGAAGATATTTACTACTTTTGGACAAGAGTAATCGAAGGATTTGATTACCGTGCAGGTGTAAGTAAAACATTTAATAATGATGATATTGCTATACAAGCTGAGACTGAGTACTTTGGTCCTAATGTAACTATGGATGATCGTCTTCGTTATATGGCAAGTAACCTTTCAACTAATCCAAATATTTCAGATGCTAGTAGAGTATTGAATTTTGTCATTACTCACTTTTATGGTGGTAGAGATTGCCATAGAGTACTTAATGCTGAGATGGATCCTAAGAAAGCATATACTGATTTTGAACGTGTATTACATGATGAAGACTACAATAAGTTCTTAAGAAGTAACTTAGATAAAGCTAAAGCTATTGGGTATAGTATTTGGTCTAAAACTGAGTTACACACTTCTTTACAATCAGCAGCCAATAACTATGCAGTATCACAAGGTAGAGATAAACACGCTATCAATATGATACATTGGCTTGCTGGTTGGATTACTGATGGTACTGTTGATAGAATACTTAATTCTAAAACTTTAAAAGAATGTGTTGAAATACTTTGTTCTAAAGAAGGAATTGGTGCTTACTATGGTTATCATGGTGGAACTGATCAATCAACAAATCCAAAAATATCATTTACACATGATGAGCCATTTTGTATACCTGGCCCAGGATGTATGAAAACTCTTAAAATGCTTATGCCTAAGGTTACAAATAGCATTGCTCCTCCAGGAGAAAGAGTTGTATGGTTACGTGAAAATCAAGAAAAGATCTTTGGTAAACTACACTTTGATAAGTACTGGCACAATATTGAAGTTTCTGGTCAAAAGGTTTATACATTTGAGCAAACAGAATTAACTACATATACAGCAGAAGTTGCTTTATGCCAATATGGTATATACACAGATCTGCTTAAAATGCCTGAAAAGATAAGTAAACGACGTATTGCTACTCATGACGTAGATAAGATTATTAGACATCTACATAATGGTGGTACTACTTCATTAGAATCTTTTATGAATTAATCCTTTACATTTAATGAAAACTGTGTTATAATATACTTACAATGAAAAAAGCAATCTTAAATGCGCCATTTATTCCAGTGGCTACACGCATGGCATCTCATCGAGGAGCACAAGGTGCTATCTATGCTGATATGATCAAACAGACAGGAGTTGATATTACTATTAACTTTTCTGGTAAAATTGAAGATCATAATCAATACGATGAGATGTATGTCTATCATGGTAACGACTGGTCTGGTGGCATGAATGTATTTGGTGGCGTAAAAGGATTTCCTTACGTAGCTAATACTCGTAACTTTTCAAAATTCAAAGGTAAGGTTTACTCTTTGGCTATTGACTTTCCTCCATATCATGAAATGATACAAGAAAGAATTGACAAAGCAAATGAAAAGGGTAATGAAATACAACCTGAATGGCTTGAAGTTGATATTGATAACCTTAAACGAATGTATGAAACAGCTGAAACTATTAAAGTAGTAAACCCAACTAACAAACTTGTAATTGGTGATAGTCATTCTATATGTATGTACCGGCCAGGCTGGACAGTAAACAGTGTTCCATTTAAAACTCTTAATGGTGCTTTAAATGATGGCCTTGGAATGTATTTCAAAGACTTTGATCGTATTAGAGAATTAGAATGTTACTTTGGCAATATTGATATACGTCATCACTTGTGTCGTATTGAAGGTGATCCCATACAAAATTCAAGAGACTTAGCAGATAGATATATAATAGCAGTTGAAGCTTTACCTATTGAAAAGGTTTCAATTTATGAGCTATTGCCTATTGAAAATATATCAAGAAAACTACCAAAGTCTGGTTACTATAAAGACAAACCATACTGGGGTTCTTGGGAAGAACGAAATAATTGCCGTCTTGCTTTTAGAGATCAACTAGAAAAGAAAGCAACTCGTACAAAAATCATTCGATGGGTAGATCCACTTATGAATAAGCAGGGTCAACTTGATTTTGATAAAATGGAAAAACCGCAGTCAATTCATTTATCTAGAGCTGCCTATCCACATTGGACAGGTGAAGAAACGACTGTTAACCTTGAGGAGTTTTTCGGATGAATTACGCAAGCATAGTGCCACTTATTGGTGGTGAAACTATTGCCATGCAAAACGTGGCTAATACTAAACCTGAATATATTTTAAGCTATTCAGCTTTTGAAGCTAACGATAGACAATTAGTGGAGTATTATGAAAACAAAGTTCCTTACTATCATTTGGACGATGGCGTGCAACGGGATCTTCCTTATGTCGATGTTATTAACACTGTGTGCCCTTGTGCTGGTCTTTCTAGTCTTAGTCCTTCAGCATCTTCTACTAATAGCAATAATGATTGGATGTTGGCTACCGCACGTCATGTCTTGGGGACTCTCAAACCTAAAGTATTCTGGGGCGAAAACGCACCAAGACTGGCTAGCAAAATGGGAGAACCAATCGTTGAGCAGTTACGAAGGATTGCAGGCCAAAATGGATACTCACTTAGCATTTATAAAACGAAGTCTATACTTCATGGACTAAGTCAAGTACGTGATCGTACGTTCTATTTCTTTTGGCAAGGTAATATGATTCCTAAGCTTAGTTATATAGAACGTAAGCATGAAAGGATTGAAGATCTTATTCGCAATGTCGAATTGCTAGAAGACGATCCAATGAATGTACTTGTTAATAAGAATAAGCCAAGTGATAATCCATTGTACAAATATGTGCTTGAAGAAATTGAGGGTGGTATCACACATTCACAGTTCCAAGATAAGATCATAAAAAGTACTGGCCCACATGATTGGATTGAAGCTCATACTAAGTATAATAAAGTTGCTGAGTGGATGCTTGAAAAGGGCTATGAAAACGAAGCACGAAAGTGTACTCGTATGTACCACAAACTAAAGAGTGGTGGTAACATTATGCGTAAAACTACTGAAATACCAAAAGACTATATCGGTGCTTTTGTAGGTCACATGCCTGGATCACTTACTCATCCAGACGAAGATAGATACTTAACTATTCGTGAGTGCTTAGCAATTATGAAATTGCCTGGTGACTTTATGCTACAAGGAGGAGTTAAAAATCTAAATATGATTTGTCAAAATGTACCAGTAACTACAGCCCAAGATATGGCTGAACAAGTAGATTCATTTGTACACGGTAGACTTGATAATCAAATGCTAGATACTCAGTTTGCTATTCAATGCAACAAAACTAAATCAATAAATTATGAAAAAAGTCCTGTACAATTGGACCAATTTATGATATAATATACTATATTAATGATAAAAAGAGGATGAACTATATGTCAGTAATGGACAAACTAAAAAAGAATTCGAAGATCAAAGAAACTAATATTCTTTCGGATTCAATCTACTTTAAAGACAAAGCAATGGTTGCTACTGAAGTGCCAATGATTAACGTTGCGCTATCAGGAGATATGGATGGTGGTTTAACCTCCGGTCTCACAGTACTTGCTGGTCCGTCAAAACACTTTAAGACTTCGTTTGCACTGGTTATGGCTGCAGCTTATCTTAAGAAGCATAAGGATGCAATTATGTTATTCTATGATTCTGAGTTTGGCTCACCTCAATCATACTTCGAAGCATTTGGCATCGATACAACTAGGGTATTGCATACTCCTATTACCGATGTTGAAAAACTTAAGTTTGATATTATCGGGCAACTTGAAAATATTGAACGTAAAGATAAAGTTGTAATTGTAATTGATTCAATTGGTAACCTAGCTTCTAAGAAAGAATTAGAAGATGCTATTAATGAAAAATCAGTTACGGATATGTCAAGGGCCAAAGCTCTTAAAGGTCTATTCCGTATGATTACACCATATCTTACTATGCGAGATGTTCCACTCTTGGCGGTTAACCATACCTACATGAGTTTGGAAATGTTCTCTAAAGCTACTGTCTCTGGTGGTACTGGTATCTATTACAGTGCGGATAACATCTGGATCATTGGAAGGCAGCAAGATAAACAAGGCACTGAAATCAAAGGATACCATTTCATTGTTAACATTGAGAAATCACGTTTTGTACGAGAAAAGTCTAAAATACCTATCTCCGTTTCTTGGGAAGGTGGCATCGAGCGTTGGAGTGGTTTGCTTGATGTTGGTCTCGCCGGTAATTATGTTGCTAAGCCTTCTAATGGTTGGTACTGCCGTGTTGATCGTAGCACTGGTGAGCTTGTGGATCCCAAGTTCAGAGAAAAAGATACTCTAACCGAAGAGTTCTGGAAACCAATCTTTGAAGATACAGACTTTAAAGAGTATGTAAAATCTAAATATCAAATTGGTCTAATCCCTATGGATGATGCTGAGTTGGATATTGAGGAAGCATAATGGTTACCATTGATGATTACACCTTTGCTGAAGCTGACCAAGACGACCAGTGGGCTATTCGTCTTAGAACTCAGTGGCCAGGTGTAACATATGTATATGGCAAAATTAAAGTAATTGAAAGCGCAACTGGAGAAGCTTCAATTAACTTTAATTATAAGATAGTAGATGCTGGTGAATTCGTAGCAGAAGACCTTGAGCAGTCTGACGAATTTAAAAACTACTTGGGCGAAGTACTCCAGCATGTAATTGAAGACGCATTTGAAAATGGGAAAGCGAAAATAAATGATCGAAGCAAACATACAACAAACGATAATCCGGAATCTACTCTCCAATGAAGAGTACCTCCGAAAAGTAATACCATTCTTAAAGAAAGAGTACTTTGAAGCTGATTATAAAACAGTCTTTAAAGAAATAGTAACCTTTGTAAGCAAGTATAATAAGCTTCCAACTAAGGAAACTCTTACACTCGATATGACTGCCAACGGGACATTTGATCCTGCATCTGGTTTAGTTGATCTTGTGTTTACTCCAGAAAAAGTAAATGATGATTGGTTAATTGATAACACTGAGAAGTGGTGTCAAGATAGAGCTATCTATCTAGCCATTATGGAATCCATCAACATTATTGATGGTAAACATCAGAGTCTGACGAAACAAGCGTTACCTGAGATATTATCTGATGCATTGGGCGTATGCTTCGATACCAATGTTGGTCATGATTATATTGATAATTCAGATGAACGCTTTGACTTCTACCATACTGTAGAAGATCGTCTACCGTTTGACTTGGAGAATTTTAACGCCATAACCAAAGGTGGTCTCCCAAACAAAACTCTGAATGTTGCACTGGCCGGTACCGGTGTGGGTAAGTCTCTCTTTATGTGTCATGTTGGAGCTGGTGCTCTAATGCAAGGTAAAAACGTTCTCTATATTACTATGGAAATGTCTGAAGAACGTATTGCTGAACGTATTGATGCGAATCTGTTCAATTTGCCCATTGATCAGTTAGACAAACTAAACAAACAAATGTTTGATAATAAGATTGCCAAGATTGCTCAAAAGAATATTGGTAAGCTTATTATAAAAGAATATCCCACCGGTGCCGCTCATACTGGTCACTTCCGTGCTCTATTGAATGAGCTTAAACTAAAGAAGGACTTTGTTCCAAATATTATCTTTATTGATTATTTGAATATATGTTCTTCATCTCGTATGAAAGGTCTTGGTGGATCTATCAATACATACTCTTATATTAAGTCTATCGCTGAAGAAATGCGTGGTTTGGCTGTTGAGTTTAATGTACCTATTATGACTGCTACTCAAACTACTCGTTCTGGTTTCTCCAATAGTGATGTTGGATTAGAAGATACTTCTGAATCATTTGGTTTGCCAGCAACAGCCGATCTTATGTTTGCTTTAGTATCTACCGAAGAGCTTGATAAGCTAGGTCAAATGATGGTCAAACAACTTAAGAATCGTTACAATGATCCTACATATAAGAAAAGGTTTGTAGTTGGCGTTGATAGATCTAAGATGAGATTATACGATGTAGAGGAATCTGCTCAAACCTTAAATGATGATATACCTGTATTTGATAAATCAAGCTCAGGCCAGGCCATTAAAACTGAGCGAAAAGACTACTCTGACTTCAAAGTTTAGAAAATAAAATGAAATAAAATGCTAAGCCATTGTTTTCATTGGATATTCGTGTGCACTTTTTCCTTTACATTTGCTAAAAAGTATGATATAATATACTTATAAAATGGAAAAAGGAAAGAAAAATGTTTAAAAAAGAATTGTTCACTACTGATGGTCCTTACCTTAGATATGACAACACAATCGTTGCTAGGTTTAAGTATGCTGGTCCTTTCACAAAAGCTAAGTTCAAGAAGTTTTTGATTAACTCTGGTCTTACTGTAGACAACTATTTCACAATGAAAGAAGAAGGTCTTGCTCCTCTTGATGTATGGCAAACTCAAAGCCCTGAAACATATCAGGATGTATTAACTGCTTGGAGGAACAAATAATGTCATATAATTATCAAGTCCTTCAGTCAGTTCTTAAATCCATCGCTGAAGACAGCTCAACTGAAAATATCTATGATCAAATTGGGCGTCTTACAACTGATGAAATCCGTAAGATGCAAGATCTTTTTGCTATCATAGATCAAGCTGGTTCTGATAAAATCCAGCACATGGGAGAATAGAATGGAACAAGCACTTAAAGATCACATTATGGCACAACGTCAAGAAGCTGAAGAGTTTTCTAAACAACCTGATTGTTGGATGGGAAGCTTACCGCATCCGGATGAGTTTCTCTATTGGACTGCCAGAGTTCCTACTGGTACTCTTAAAGAGTTCACACGTATTGAGCTAGAAGAGTCAGCTTACTATTGTGTTGCTGATGCATATAGCAAATCATATGCAAGGTCTATTGATTTCTCTAAAATGTCTGACGAAGAGATTAATAAGCAAATTGATAGTGCTTGTAAGTCTATAGAAGAAGACAATAAGTTCTATGAAGAGGAAGAAAAGAAATCCAAAGAAGAAGAGGCTAGGTTAGCAGAAGATCTTGGTATTGATGTTGCTACACTTCAGCGCTGGTTAAAACAAGAGGCGGCATAAATGGTAGATGCACAATGGCAAAAACGTATAGAGAACGTTATTACGCTTATCAATTCACTTGATAAAGATCAAAAGTGGGCTAAAGAGTATTGGAGCTTAGTATTACATAGACTAAAAGAGAAAGGCAAAAAAATACATGACTAATATTGTTGAAGTAAGTGGTGGTAACAAATTTCAAAGAGACATCGCACATAAGACAATAGCTTTTATGATTAAGAAGCTAATGCCACGTATGAAGACTCTTGATATTAATGTTGAAATTTGTGATATTAAATCAGATGCAGTTGGTTTTGCTATGATGACTGATGATACTCGTACATTTGAAATAGAAGTTGATAAGAAAATTAAATTAAACGATTTTGTAACTACCTTGTGTCATGAAATGATACATATCAAACAATATGCTCGTAAAGAAATTAATGGTATTGACCTATGTTGGAAAGGTAGAAACGTTCCTGAAGGCACTGATTATTGGAATTTACCTTGGGAAAAAGAAGCATATCGTTTACAAAAAAAGTATGCTGATGAGATTTGGGAGTCTGATTTATTATAAATACAGTGGACAGAACAATTATTTTAAAAGTCCATGGAAAATATAAATGAAAAGCTTCAAAGGATATTTAACAGAAATGTATAACTTTCTGCCAAAGTCTGAACAAGACATATTAGGCTCTAATCTACCTAATAAAAGAGAAATGGCTAGGTTGTATAATCTTATTCAAGGTTTGACTAACAATGCTATGGATGATCCATTAGCCATTGATTTTAAATATCCCAATGTACCAAAAATCTCTCGTAAGTTTGAAGGAGATTTTGATTTAGATAAATTAAGAGTTGACTCAGGGTTTGGAAAAGTAGCCTTTGGAGATGGCTCACGTGGAAATAGGGGCGGTGGAAACCGTGGTATCCTATTTGAAAAATACCTATCAGATGATTTAAACCTTTACATTGAAACTAGAGATGAAAAGGCTGCTTATCGTTATCCAAAATATATGAAGTATCTTATTAAGAACTTTTTAGGTAAAGCTCGAAGTATTGAAGTAAAGGATATGGGCGCTTTAAATCAACGGCGTCCTGTAATGTTTATGGGTGGGAAGTTTCTAATCTCACCAGGATTAGGGAAAGACATTGGTGCTACTGTTACAGACATTACACTTATACTAGATAATGAGCCAATGCATCTATCATTAAAGATGGGTTCAACAGTTACATTCTTTAACTCAGGTATTACTAAGTACTTGACTAAAGGAGAAATTGAAGCAGGTGAAATTAAGAAAAAAGAAGGACTTATGATTCTTGATTCTCTTGGTATTGATCCTAAGTTGTTTGCTAAAGTCTTTAATGAATACAAAGGAAAGCCTTCTACAACAGCAGCAAGAGGTCGTTTTGGTTCTAGGGCTAAAGTTCCTCAGTCTACAAAGTTACCACGTAGAGTAAATGTTACAAGCTCAGTAAATAAAGTAGCTCTTAAAAACTTACTTATAAGTGGAGTTGGATTTGGTTATCATTTAGTACATGCTTCTAAAGCTGGTAAAGATGATATAGCACACTTCCATATTAAAGATGCTAGCCAAACAGCAAAATTAGTAACTCCTAAGTCAGTTATTGTTGAGTACCCTCAAGGAAATGCAAAACGAGTTAATATTAGAATTGACACACCAGGCTTTGAATTTGTAGTAAACATCAGAGACAAATCAGGTAGTAGTAAATTCCCATCTCACATTATGTGTGATTATAAGGTAAAACATTAAATGATAAAAAGTTTCAAAACTCACGTTCTTACAGAACAAAAAAATACTCACATGATGCACTTGGAAGACCAAGTTATCTATGGTGGAGTTAAGGGCGCAAGGGATGCAATCCTTGCACTACGTTCTTTACGTGATATGTTAGCTGGAAACTCTACTAAATCTGTAGATGTTACAGTAAAATGGGATGGTGCACCTGCAGTTTTTGCTGGTAAAGATCCAGGCGATGGCCAATTCTTTGTAGCTAAAAAGGGTGTGTTTAATGCAACACCTAAGGTTTATAAATCACATGCAGATATCGATGCAGATACATCAGGGGATTTATCTGACAAATTAAAAGCCGCTTTTGATGCTTTGAAATCAGCTAACATTAAAGATGTTATACAAGGTGACATTATGTTTGTCAAAAGCGATCTCAAAAAGGATAAGATCGATGGACAAGAATATATCACCTTCCACCCGAATACGATTGTTTATGCTGTGCCTGCGGGAACACCAATGGAAAAAGAAATTAGCAAAGCAAAAATCGGAATCGTTTGGCACACAACATACAAAGGAAAAACCTTTGAAGAAATGAAAGCATCTTACTCAGTTGATATGAAACAACTAAATGGTGCTAAAGGTATGTGGGCACAAGATGCTACACTAAGAGATCTGTCAGGTACAGTAACTCTTACTAAAAAAGATACTGAGGAAGTAACTGCAGCTCTTAGTTTAGCAGGTAAGATTTTTAAACGAATTGCTTCAACTACTTTAAAAGATATAGAAAAGAACGAAGAGTTAGCTAGGACAATAGAGACTCACAATAATAAGTATGTTCGTAAAGGACAAAAGGTTACAAATACATCTAAACATGTTGAATCTCTTATCAAGTTTATTGGTGATAAATATGGTAAAGAGATAGATAAAAGATCTAGTGAAAAGGGTAAACAAGCTCAGGTTGTAAAACGTGATGACTTACTTAAATTCTTTTCAACAAGAAATAGAACTAATTTAAAATTAATTTTTGATTTGCAAAATGCTATAGTAGATGGAAAATTAAAACTTATAAATAAACTTAATAGACTAAGTAAAATGAATACGTTTATTAAAAAGAAGACTGGCTATGAAGTAACTGGTGTTGAAGGTTATGTAGCTATTGATAAATTGAAAGGTGGAGCAGTTAAACTAGTCGACCGTATGGAATTTTCGACTAATAACTTTTCACCAGACGTGATTAAAGGCTGGGACACACCGTCCCGATCCTAATGGAAAGAGCGGAAATGATACAATTTAAAACATTTGTTGAGATATATGAGGAGACCTCAGTTAATGAGGCACTTAATATTCAGCAACGAATGAAATTAAAGCAATCCTTGCGTAGGAATAAGGCTAAGATCCAATTGGGTCGAAAGCGTGCTGCACGTAAGATGGCATCCGCAGAAGTTCTTAAAGGTCGTGCTAATAAGCAAGCCAAGAATATAATCATTAAGAAAATTCTAAAGAACAAGCAAAAGGGTGACTTATCTTACGGTTCAAGAGTTAACTTAGAAAAACAAGTAGCAAAGCGTAAAAACGCTATTCTACGTTTGGCTAAGAAACTCCTACCAAAAGTAAGACAAAAGGACCGCACTAAGCTTCAAAATAAGGAGAAGTAGAGTGCAATTTAAATCCTTTACACAATATGTTACCGAAGAAACTAAAGATTTAACTGTTGCTTGGGGTAGGTATAATCCTCCAACAATAGGTCATGAAAAACTATTTGCTGCTGTAAATAAGGTAGCTTCTGGTAATAGCTTTAGAGTCTACGCATCTCAAACACAAAAACCTAAAACAGATCCTTTAGACTATAAGACTAAAGTAAAGTATCTTCGTAAAATGTTTCCACGTTATGCAAGATCTATAATGTATGTTCCAAAGGTTCGTACATTATTTGATATGCTCACTACGTGTTACAAAGAAGGTTTTACAAAGTTAACAATTGTAGCTGGTTCTGATCGTGTAAAAGAATACGAAGTATTAGCAAACAAATATAATAACAGAAAAGGCCGTCATGG